CCATAGTATATACCACATTTATAGTAGCTAATTCTTTTTGTATACTAGTATGATTAAACCATTGTATAGATGGATTTACACCTAAAGCATTATCATCTCCATAAGTTATTAACCTAACATTTTTCTGAAAATCTCTACAATGCTTATTAGGTGATAACTTAGTATATGCTAAACGCATATATAATGAGTTAACAATACAATTGATAATAACAGTAAGTGCATGTCCAGATGGATTACTACCAAAAAATTCAACAAAATCTCCTTGTACATCTGTAACTGGAAAAGCTACATCTGCTGCAATACATCTAACTGGTTTAATCATATCTTCAGTCCAACCAGCAGCTTGTAAGATCTTAATTATAAAATCAAAGGCTGCTAGAATCATTTGTGGGGACATTCGTTTATCAAACTTTTCATAGTCACCTGCAACCATTCTATCTTCACCAAAATGAGTCAAATACTCATAGAGGCGCTTCCAAGAACAGCTAAAGGGATTCATGCCAGGTGCTCCTTCAAAAATAAAAGGATTTAACTGGAATGTTCTCACAAACATTAGAAGATACTTTCTATACACAAATTGCCAAGCTGCTGGACCTCCCATAAAACCTCTAGTCTTTTTAATTTGGACTTTCTTTAGAGGTATAGGTTCATCCTTTAGACTCATAACAAAAACAGGCATATATCGTTCACCACGCGCATATGTTTCCTCAATAAGCTTTATTTCTTCTTTAATCTCTGGTGTATATTCGACAGCATCTGGATACATCTCAGTACTCTCTATAGGAATTAAGAAATTTCTTTTAGATTTCCTGTATGGATAACCCATACTAGTATTTCTATTAACTTTATCCAAGAACTTTACACCTTTTACACCATTAAGAGTTGAGACATCATCTAAGATAAAAATCTCAGACAATTTCTGAGTTTCTAATCTATCAATAACATCTAAAGCATAATTACTAACACATTCCTTCAACATAGATTCATCTATATTAAACTCTTGAGTTAGTGTTGGAGAAACATTATTATGCCATACCTCTGGACCTTTCATGACTGGTTTAGCACATCTCTTAACAAAACCTTCTTCCTGAGCAGCTTCACTAATAATAGTAGGTTCTACTCTACTCTTAGGGTTAGCTCTAAAAGAACCTTGGACTGTGCTTCCATATACTCTAGCTTGACCATTTTCTTCCCATCTCAGAACAGATTTCTGATGTAGAGGTCCCAATTTCTCATTACTAAAACTTGGTTTTCCACATTCTATTTGTGGACCAAATTTAACAATAGCTTGATCAATATGAGAACGCAAAACTTCTACAGCACCTACACAGTTATCTTCACCTAAAAATTGGTGAATTCCAACAATAATAGGCCCCATATTAGTATAAGCAATCATAGGACTTCCACAATCTCCTTTTATTGTCTGTTCTTTAGCTTTTCCAATCCATACAGTTTGAGTAGTATTGCCTAATAATGAACTACGTTCAATACATTTAACAACAATATCTCTATGTATGGGTGCTTCATTCTTCCGACAATGTATGTAACTACCTCTACAATTTAAAGCAGGAAAACGCTGCTTCAAAAACAAATCCTTTATATCCATACGAGGTGGTGTACATCTACAACTAAAGAAAGCTAAATCACATTCTGCTATACGGAACACATCACTCTGATTCATAGTGAAGGTTATGTTAGATGATATTCTAACACCTTCAGGACTCTGATTCATATATACTTTCAAAGCACCACAATCAGGAATACAATGATTATTCACCATGTATATGAAACCACCGATACAAAGAGCAGTGCTTGGCATATGTTGTACTAATCCATTTATTGGATTTGTAAACTCACATGCTAAAAACACTACATTATGCATAAGTTTATCCACTACTTGATAAGGAGTCATATTACTCCATCCTATGGACTTCGAAGGTACATAGAAATCTGATAAGAGAATTTCATCTCTTACCCAAGGATTAGGCTTTTCATCTTTAATCAAATCAGATACATTACCTTGTAAATCACATTTACATTTAGTACATGTATCATCATCTTTAATTAAAAGACGTGATATACCTTTTACAGATTTATATATAATCCAACCACTAATCAACGCCATGCAAACATAAGACAATTTTTTATTCTGCCAAATATCACACATACGTTTACCAACATTGATTATTGAGTCCTTTATCTTACGTATCTGATAGAAAACCATTATATCTGAAAAGTAAGCTAAACCTTGATCAGTATATTTAATGCCTTGTGATACTAAATATTTAATAATATCATCTATC